TGAACGAGCAAGACTGCATCGACGGAGAAGGGAGCGTCCTCGGCCGCGACCTCAAGAGAGTTCTCTCAAAAGACCTTGGGCACTCCGACATAAAGACATTCAAGGACCTCGATTGGTTCCTCGATGACTCCTGCGGCGGCTTGCTTCACAACGATGAGGTAACCATCCACATGCACACCTCTAACGGCCGCACTCGCTGTTACAGCTTTTTAAACTCACCCTTCAAGCTCTACTGAGCTCGGAGGATTCTTACACACGCAAACCCCGGGCGTAGCTTAAATTCGGGTATAACAAAAAACGACATACACAATGCCGGCAAAATTAAACAAGACAGAACAAGACACAATGCGTGCTCTGTTCGAGGAAAACGGGCTCACTCAAGACGACCTGTTCAAGCATCAACATTACATCATCATCACTCGTGGTGGAATCGAAAAGATTCAAGCCAAAAACGATATTCATGTCGAGTATGAGGAGGTCGTAGATTGGAGCTCCCCTGCAGACGATAAATATGTCGTCAAGGCTACCGCCTACAAGCGCTCCGCGCCTGAGGTTAAGACCGTAACTTACGGCGAGGTAAGCCCTAAGAATAACCGCAACGGGTACCCCATCGCGATGGCTGAGAAGCGCGCCCTGTCACGGGCCATCCTCAAGACTTCGGGCCTGTATGCTCACGGCGTATTTGGTGAGGACGAATCTGACAGCTTCAAGCGCTCATGAACGACTTTCAATCCCTTTGGGTCTTGCTCTCGACCTTGGTCATCCTAGGCAGCGGACTATATATCTCAACGGAGGCGATTGGCAAGATGATGGATAAGGGCCACCACCCGAGGTGGACCCTGTTCATCGTCCTCATGTCGATGGTAACTATCATCTCAATCCTCACATTTCCAACCATAGACCTAGCGGTCAAAACTATGTGCTCATGAAAGTCCCTACACAGAAGCCCGACAATCAGGTCGGAGGCACGCACTACAGCGACCTCGCAATCGAGCCGATTCAGTTTATCGAGGCCAACGGCCTGAACTACTGCGAAGGCAACGCCGTTAAATATATCTCACGTTGGCGCAACAAGAATGGAATCGAGGACCTGCGCAAGGCCGCTTGGTACATCGGCCGTCTCATCCAAGTCGAAGAGACTGCGTTAGAGGCCGCTCAGGAGCTTATCTCCACCGAGGCCCTAGCAGAACTCGCCTGTGAACATTCAGCGCCTCTAGTCCGCTTTAAAATGAGCGAGACGGCCTGTGAGGACTGTGGCAAGCGCGACGAGGTGTACGATGGAGACATTAACGACCTCGCTTGGTTCGGGTTTTACGATATGTCAAACGAGGTTCAAGAGCACCTTAGGGTGTGCGCGGCAATCGACGGCGTGACTGTTCTCGCACTGTTAGAAACACTATCACAATCCGCATCAGAATGAGCGCTCAGTTAATCGAATTCACTACAAGGCCCGTGGCCGAGTTTACCGGCGCTGTGGACGGGGAGAGAACTATTCTCTCCCTATACCGCTCCGTTGACTTCGGCTCTCACTTCGCTGTCGTCAATCCCGAAGGGGAGACAGTGGCCCTTGCTGCCTGCCGTGGCATCGGCGCTCCTGTCGTCATCTCCGTCTGCAGGGACTTCAATGTCCCTTATGCTCCGGTCATCTACGGCGTGCGTCAGTTTTGGTCGAACATCGGCTACAATCTCACTCGCAAAGATGGCTAAGAAAAAGCAGTCGAAGGCTGCCCTGTCGAACTCCCAAAAGTGGCTCGCGAAGGCTCGGAAAAGCCTCTCCAACTGCGCTCGTAATTGGGTCGCGTATCTCCCGGACGGGGAGAGCGTGGCCCATGGCCCTACCACGGTCTACGCTTGCGTGAATTGGGCTAACAGTCAGGACCCCGAGTGGAAGTCGAAGGGGCTCTTCATTATGTCTCAGGACATGAGGAATGCAGACGAAAAAGCGGACGACAGCGAGGAGCGCTGTGAGGACTGCGACCCGTTCGATATGGGGCACGCTTGCGCCTGCCGCTCAAAAACCATCCCGAAGGCTTGGAGATAACCAACGCCGCAACTTAAATTGAAACAATGCCTCTATTTGATTTTCTAAGCCGTAAGGCTACACCTCAACCCGAAGAGCGAACCGCCGTATCTACTACGTCTGCGCTGTCTAAGTATTTCGGGCTAACAGGCCGCACTAAGTCAGGCGCCTCCATCACTACGGAGACCTCTCTCGCTGTGTCGTCTGTCTACGCGTCTGTTAACCGGATTGCGTCAACAATCGCATCTCTCGACATCCACGTCTACAAGACCTCAGGTGAAAGCCGCAAAGTCACCAAGCACCCCGTGTCCACATTGGTCGCCCATCAGGCTGACTCGAAGACAACCGCGTTCGAATTTTGGGAGAGCATCGTCTCCGATTCTTTGCTATGGGGCAACGGCTTTGCGTACATCGAGAAGGCCGGTCCGACACCGTCCGCTCTTGTCCACCTCCCTGCGTCACAGGTACAGAAGGTTGAGGAGCGAGGCAACATCTATTACAACCTTGTTTCTACGGACCCTAAGACGCGCCGCCTCACGGTGGCTCGTCGGTTCAGTCCTGAGGAGTTGGTTATCATTCCGGCCTTCCGTGGACTGTCTCCAATCGCCCTGCATCGTGAGTCCATTGGGCTCGCTAAATCGGCGAAGGACTTCGGGGCATCTTTCTTCGGCTCAGGCGGCAATGTGTCCGGCGTTCTGATGACAGATAAGACACTCACCGACGAGCAGTACACTGCTCTCCAAAATGGGTGGCACCAAAAGTACCACGGCTCGGACGCCGCTCACGCTACAGCTATTCTTGAGCACGGCCTCAAGTATGAGCGCGTTGGCATTCCTCCCGACCAAGCTCAATTCATCGAAACTCAGAAGCTGTCGAACGAGGACGTGGCTCGCATTTTCGGCGTGCCCGGCTCGCTCATCGGACTCGAGACGAACACCACCTACAACAACATGGAGCAGTTGAATATTATGTTCGCACAATATACAGTACAGCCCCTTGTTAAGCGCATCGAAAACGAGCTAAACACCAAGCTGTTCACCAAGCGCGAACAGTCCAATACCTCGGTCGAGTTCGACCTCGCAACACTCCTCCGTGGAGACGCTGCTACTCGCTCCGACTATTTCTCGACTCTCATTCGTGACGGCGTTATGTCCATCAACGAAGTGCGTCAAGTAGAAGGGCTCAACCCGGTCGACGGCGGAGACGTTCACCTCGTGAACACCAACCTTTTGCCTCTGTCAATGATACAGAGCTACGGCGAAAAGTTGGCCGCCCCGGCCCCTGAGCCCGAACCAACCTCCGAAGATACAACAGAAAACGGAGACGACCAAACGGACAACGGAGAGCCCGTTGACGACTCAAATGAAAATACCGAAGATGTACAAAGTTAAAAACGTGCGGCACGGGAAAGACCTCGGAGAGATGGACAAGGAAACTATCCTCTCCCGGTGGCCTCAGGCAGACCTCACAGGGAAGCAATTCCGCGCAGGAAAGTTCTATATCACCTGCACACCGCCAAAGAAAAAAGCAACTCCGAAAAAGAAAACCGAAAATGAAGGATAACAAAGAAATCCGATTGGCCGCAAGTGAGCTCTCAGTTCGCAGCGGAGGCAACGTTGAAGGCGCCGGGACCCTGACGGGTTACGCTGTCAAGTTCAATGACGTCACAACGATTGGAGGACAGTTCGAAGAGAGAGTCTCTGAGACTGCATTCGAAGGCGTGGACATGTCCAACACCTTTGCACTTTGGAACCACGATTGGAACGAGCCTCTCGGGCGTTCAGGACGTAACCTGAACCTCACCGTTGACTCAACCGGAATCGCCGTGAACCTCGACCTCCCAAATACGTCTCGTGGACGTGACTTGGCTGAGTTGGTTCGGGCCGGTGTGGTCGGTGGTATGAGCTTCGGTTTCACCGTAGCGGATGACACATGGGAGCAGCGTGACGGCTTGCCCCTGCGGACCATCGACTCGGTTGGCGAGTTGTTCGAGGTGACCTTCACCCCAATCCCTGCATACCCTACGACAGAAGTGGCAATGCGGAGTCTTGAGGCAAACACAGAGACGGTCCCTGAGGCAGCCCCTGAGGCAGCCCCTGAGGCAACTCCCGAGACGGTCGAACCCGAGGCGGTATCGCCGCCGAAGTTCACTGCGGCTGAAATCCTCGAGGCAGCGCCTGAAGGTAAGCTCGAGCCGTTTCTAAAAAAGATTGTGGAGAAATTTGGTTAAGTGCAAAATTCAATCTAAATTAGACAAATGGAAAACAACATTCTAAACGATGTTGCATCCGAGATGAACGAGGAACTCCGCAACGCGGACGTCCTCGAGACTGCCGCCGAGGAGGTTCGCTCCGAAGAGGTGACAGTCGACACCGTCGAGGAGGTGACAGAAGAAGTAACAACTGAAGAGGTTGCCGAACAGGCAGAGCCAACCTTGGAAGTTTCAAATGAAATTCGCTCCGCCATTAACAACAGTCCCAAAAATATGGACACCATCAACAACTTGCAGGCTCGCTTCAGCCTCGCCAAAGCCATCAAGGACACGGTAAACGGAGTCGCCTTGACGGGTGCAGAATTGGAAGCATCTCAGGAGGCTCGCTCACAAGCAGCAGCTAACGGAGTTCAGCTCTCAGGTCAAATCGCTATGCCTAGCGAATTCCGTGACACCATGGTCGCCGAGTCTACCTCTCCCGGTACAGTCGTGACGAACGGTTCCATCTTCGACGATGGTCAATCAATCGTGAGCAACCTGCGTCCGAACACTGTGTTCTCTCGCTTGGGTGCAACGTACTTCCGTAACGCTACCGGACCGGTTGTGATTCCCGTGCAGACCGCGAACCACGCAGCCACTGAGCTCGGTGAGTACGCTGACGCTACGGCTTCCAACATCGCTCTCACGCAGGTGACCTTGAATCCTCAGCGGATTGCAGCTTCTACGAGCTACAGCCGTCAGTTGTTGGCTCAGTCTGACGCCGGCCTCGAGCAGTTCATCATGAACGACTTGAACCGTGAGATGGGATTGCAGCAGGACGAGTACCTCATCGCCAAGCTCTACGCAGCTTTGACCGCTACTGATGGTACGGGTGTTGCAGTTGAGGAGGTGCCTTACCTGATGGAGGAGACCTTGCGCCTCGCTGACGCTAACGCTGACGCTGCCAAGTTCGCCATCGACCCTAGCACCAACCGCCGCCTCCGCCGCGCTGCTGTGGGCGCAGGCTCAGGCTTGTTCGCAGGTACGAACGAGAGCACGATTGGCTACAGCAATGTAGTGAGCACCATGTTCAACGCGGATGACGCTATCATGGGAGACTTCAGTGACTTCGTAGTCGCCGAATGGGGTGGTGTCGACGTCATCGTTGACCCATATACCGGAGCTGCTAAGGACGTCATTAACGTCACGGCTAACACGTACCTCGACGGTATCGTTCGCCGCGCAGGTAGCTTCACGCGCACCAACAACATCGGAGCCTAATAAGCTCCCTTGAGGAATCCGGGAAGGGGCTCATTGGGCCCCTTCCTAACCTTCACCTCAAATCTATCTTAATTATGCGTAAATCTATAATCATCGACACAACACCACCGGACCTCGTGGCAGACCTTGGCACGGACGTTGTGGAGTCGCATTTGCGGCTCACCTATTCTGACGAGTCACTCTACATTGACGCTCTCGCTGCTGCGGCGGTTCGGTCTGTGGAGTTTGAGGCAAACGAGCAACACGGCGCAGGTACCGTGTCCGTGTACGCAAATAACGTGCCAACATCGCTCACAATCCCGGTCGGGGCAGATAGGTTCACTCTCACTGCGGTCGAATACCTGAACGAGTCAGGAGCATGGACCGCCGTGAATGAGGATGACTACGGATTCACAACTCAGGGCAATCCATTGGTTTTTGAGTTCATCGGAGATAAGCTCCCCGACGACTACGACACCGAGGCCGTTGAGTCATTCCGCATTGCAGGTACGGTCGCAGCAAAGACCATGCCAAAAAACTTGCAGCAAGCGTGCTTACTCATGCTCGCTCACCTGTACCAAAACAGGGAGGCGGTTGTCAATGAGAAAATCTACGAGCTGCCACTAGCCTTTACTTACCTCATCGGCAAGAGCCGCAATTCACCGCTTCGATGAATATCGGCAAGCTAGACCGCCGCGTCATCGTTGAGACCTTTACGGCTGCCAAGGACCAATACGGACAGGAGGTCCGGACATGGGACGCGGATTCGACCCGTTGGGCTCATTTTGAGGCCCGTGTGAGCCCTTCTGCCGCCTTCGGGGATACAGACGTCATGGAGCAGCCTGTTATGCGCTCTGTGGCTCTCTTTACGTTCCGCAACACTCCGGCCGTGTTTGACGGCGAGTTTCGTCTTGATT